TCCCGCTACGACTTACAGACGGCAACTGACTTCCGCATCACAAAAGTCCTCGGAGCGGTTTATTTAGGTGAGCGTTATGGTCAAGCACAAGAAGGTCTACTTTGAAGCAACAGGGCTATCGCCCGTGGAGTTCTATACATAATACAACAAATGCAACAATATGTGGTTATATATGTATGGAAGAAATTTGGAAGCAAATACCTGGACTTGACGGGAAGTACGAGTGCAGCAACAAGGGAAGGGTTCGCAGGGTTAACAAAGACCCAAGATGCGACAAGTATAAAATGTTAAACCTTCAACATACCAAGGATGGGTATATATCTGTAAACCCAACAACAAAATTTAGAAAGAGGGTTCATCGCCTTGTTGCGGAAGTTTTTATACCAAACCCAGACAATAAGCCATTTGTAAATCACAAAAATTTAGATAAGAAAGATAATAGAGTTGAGAATTTAGAGTGGGTTACGGCTTCTGAAAACTCGCTTCACGCTCAATCCAACGGTAAAATGGGCAGGTTGTCTTATACGATAGTGAGTGATGATGGTAAAAGTATTTTTCCGTCTGCAAGACATCTTGTCGATGAAATAGGGGGTAATTATCAAGTTATTGTGTTGAAATTAAAAAAATTTGGATTCTATAAAAATTATAGGGTAGTTGAAAAAACATATAAAAGTATATATTGAGGCGACTGGATTCTCTGATACTGACTTCATTTGTTGCGAGGTGTGTGGAGGCCGTGCGGTTGACATCCACCACATTCAACCACGGGGAATGGGAGGTAGCAAGAGCCGAGACACAATAGAGAATCTGATGGCGGTATGCCGACCTTGCCACCACGAAGCCGACTTTGGCACTAAACTTTCAAAAGAACTTCTAAATGAAATCCACCTACAGTACCTATCACGGATTCTCCCTTGACACCGTCATCGGTTCCTACTACATTATGCGTATCAACGTATCAATGGCAGGCATTATGCTTCACCATTACGAGGTTTACAGACGAAAGGGAAAGGACTTTTTTTTGGAATACCAAAGCGAGGAGATGAACGATGACGCCTTCAACGAGTGCGTGAACTACATCCGCCTCAAATGATTCACATCCTAACTCCCTGCTCACGTCCGTGGAACCTTGTGATGATTGCCCCAAGCATCCCGCCCAAGTGCAGCTGGAAGGTGGCCTTTGACAAATCAACAGGCGTACAATCAAGAGGCAAATGGTACACCTCTCAATATACTGGCAGCTGGGGTCACCCTGTAAGGAACGAAATGCTCTCCCGCCTAAAGGCCAAGCCAGACGATTACATCCTCTTTCTCGACGATGACAACCTCATTCATCCCAACTGGTACGAACACATCAAGGGAAGCACCGCAGATATGGTGACGTGGGGGCAGGAGAACAAGGACGGCACCGTCCGACTACGAGCAACAGACCAGCCAAAGGTGGGCAATATCGATACCGCCTCCTTTATGGTTAAGTATAAAATCGCCAAGCAACTGAAATTCACCAACGTATACGAGGCAGATGGTATCTTTGCTATGGAAGCAGCTCAAAAAGCGAGCGAGATTCAAGTAATAAACGAAAGCATTTCATATTACAACTACCTAAAATGAAAGCAACTTTGACCTATAAGGTGGAGACCCACGAACAGGAGGCCATCTTCAAGCGGGCAGTACGTTCCGAGGACGCTTGGAACTCCCTATGGGAAACCGAACTGTTCTTGCACTCGATGGTTCAAGAATCCAAGCACGAGTACGAGCTAATCCTTTGGAAACAAGCGCAGTCCGTATTCCGCAACATCCTACAAACGAACTCAATATCTCTGGAGAATGAGTACTAAAACGGACATAACAAAAAGGGCAATGATTGAAGCCCTCGAAAAGTCGCTTGGTATTGTGTCTACTGCGGCACGAGTGGTAGGCATCAGCCGCAACACGCACTACGAATGGTACAGGGAAGACCCCAAGTACAAGCAAGAGGTAGACGCTATCGCAGATATGGCGATTGACTTTGCGGAGTCATCCCTTCACAACCAGATAAAGGACGGAAACCCTACCTCTACCATCTTCTACCTCAAGACCAAAGGCAAGAGCCGTGGCTATGTAGAACGGCAGGAGATTGAACACCACGCAGACAAATCCTTCAAGGTCACCATTGTCGGAGATACGAACGAATAAGGTCTTTGCCCACCTACTGCGGAGCGACAAGCGAATCACAGTAGAGCAGGGAGGAACTCGGAGCGGGAAAACTTACAATATCCTGCTCTGGGTTATTTTTCATTATTGTGCAAACAACAGGGACAAGGTGGTCACGGTCTGCCGTAAGACCTTCCCCTCCTTGCGGGCATCTGTGATGCGTGACTTCATCGACATCCTGCGAGCGCACGACCTGTACAGGGAGGAGCATCACAATATGAGCAACCACGAATATCAGCTGAATGGTAACCTCGTGGAGTTCATCTCCCTCGATCAACCCCAAAAGATACGGGGCCGCAAGCGGAACCTATTGTACATCAACGAGGCGAACGAACTTTTCTTTGAGGACTGGCAGCAGCTTATCTTCCGAACGGACGGCAAAATCATTCTGGACTACAACCCGTCCGATTCCTTCCATTGGATTTACGACAAGGTACTGACGAGGGACGATTGCGACTTCTACCAGACCACGTACAAGGACAATCCCTTTCTGGATGCCGTCATCATCGATGAGATTGAACGCCTCCAGTTTACCGATGAGGACTACTGGCGGGTTTATGGTCTGGGCGAACGGGGCAGCAACCGAGCAGCAGTATTCACCTTCTCAACAAGCGACCTCCCGCAAGGGGCAAAATTATTGGCATATGGAATGGACTTCGGTTACACAAACGATCCAACCTCCCTCGTGGGAGTGTACGAATACGGGGATGCTCTTTATATGGACGAACTCATCTACCGCACGGGGATGACGAACCGAGACATCCACAACGTACTGACCGACCTCGGCATCAGCAGGTATGCGGAAATCTTTGCCGATAGTGCCGAACCCAAATCTATTGACGAGCTGCATCGCTTTGGGTGGAACGTGAAGCCCACCGCCAAAGGCCCAGATTCCGTAATGGCGGGCATCGATATGATGAAACGCTTTCGCCTACTGGCCACACCACGAAGCACGAACCTAATCAAGGAACTCCAGAACTACAAATGGGCAGAGGACAAGAACGGGAACCTGCTCAATAAACCGATGGACGCTTTCAACCACGCCTGTGATGCTGCGAGATATGCGGTATTTAACAAGAAGGCAAACCCTAACTTTGGCAGATATTCTTTACGATGATATTAGTTGTAGGTCAACCAAACGGAGTTTACTACCACCGACTCCAAGTTCCTTACGAGGACTTACTGATGCGTGGCTTTGCGGTGAAGTTCGGCACGATAGCCGACCTCGACCAACTGAAGGGGCATATCACGCACCTCGTGGTCAACAGGGGTCTGGCAACAAAAGACCACAACAAGTTCAAAGCCCTGCTGCGGAAGTACGACATCAAGTTCATTGTGGACTTGGACGATTGGTGGAACCTGCCCACCGACCACGTGAACAAGTCACTTGCAAAGGGAACGCAGATTCTCAACTCGCTTAAAATAGCGGACGAGATTCACACCACGAACGAGTACCTCGCAGAGAAGATTCAAAAGATAAATCCATACGTTCCCATCTACATTCTGCCGAATGCGATCGACCCACGGCGGGAGCAATGGACAACGGACAAGACCACGGAGGAGTTAAGCATCGGGTACCTCGGTGCGTTATACCACGACTACGACCTTGAATGGAACGAGATTGACCTTTCCCCGTACAACTCGTATTCGCTTCAATTTTATCAGCAGGCAATCGGAGCCACTCACGCCTTTGCGCCTCGTGACTATAACAACTACGGGGAACTGTACAAGCAGGTGGACGTGTCTATCGCACCACTCGCACCAACGGAGTTCAACCGATGCAAGTCAAACCTCAAAGCGTTGGAAGCAGGATTCACCAAGACCTGTATCATCGCACAAAAGATGCACCCGTATACGCCACTCTTGAACGATAGCAACTCAATCCTCTGCCGCACTCCGAGCGACTGGAGGGAAGCCCTTGCATCCATTACCAAAGAGAAGGCGCAGGAGCTGGCAGAAAACCTGTACCACGACGTGCAATTCTTTGACATCGAGAATATCAATAACACCCGACAGGAATGCTTCGTAAAGTAATCGTACCCACCGAACTCGCTGACATCACCCTCAAGGACTATCAGCGTTTTATGGGGGCTAACCCCACGGATGAGACCTTCAACCAACTCGCTCTGTCCATCTTCTGCGGAATCGATGCGGAGGAGTACCCGCTGTTCCCAAAGGCGCAACTCGAGGAAATTGAAGCCCTTGTTCTGTTCACCTTGAACGAGAAACCAGACCTCAAGCGCATCATCAAAATCGGGGA